TCACGTTCCATCAACGCCATCTTGCGGTTAACGAGTGGCAGCTGCAGTTCAACGCTAAGAATTGAATAGATACCACCCAAACCGGATTCCAGTTCGTTGGCAACCATTTTGATTTCTTCGGCTGTCACACGGTCACGACCTGCAGCACCTGCTTGAATGGCACTGTTAAGCAGGAACGCAAAGCTCAACCGCTGCTCAATGCGTGCAATAGTGTTTAAGGCAACCGTCAGGTCTGCCTGCTTTTGCATCTGTATAGGAGCCACATCGGCTGGATTGCCTGCAACAATGGACCCATTGGCGGCACGAGCAAGAGCATCAGGTCGCGTAGTACCGTTTGGGTTACAGAGGAAGATAATTTTGGCCGCGGCTGCACTACCTTCAACAATCGCTTTGGACAAAAATTCTAAACTCTTAAGATCCCCAAGCAGCTCTTCTACGTATCCTCTACCGTAGCTTTCGTGAGCTACGCGGAACATCCTGAGCGGAATCCAGGGGCTTTTGTTAATAGGAACAGAACCAGTTTTATTAATCTGCTTACCGTACGCTTCTTGATACCAGTTGCAACGATCCTTTTCGTAATCCCAAGTTACGTGAGTGTAAAGAAACGTGCTTTTATCTTTAAAACTACCGTTTGAGTTTTTGTCTGCGGTTCCTTCTGGAAGAACTTCTGGACTAACCTCTTCACGCACAACAACTTCAAGAATATTTCCCTCAGGATCACGGTTAAGAACAAAAGACTTAAGAGGGTAAACCCGAGTACCTGTTTCAGATACATACAGCAAAGCGTTACCACCAATGATCAGGTGCTTTAGCGCTTCAAACAACGCAGTCCGATCACCAGATTCCTCAATGTTACGCATCACTGCGCGTTCCATTAGAGCCAGCTGTTGATCAAACTGTGATTGCAGATCTTTAAAATTTTCTAGCTCTTGCTGTAGCTTGATGTCATCTACAGACAAACGAAAGAAACTTTGGTTTGGAGGTAGAAGAGCAATAAGAAGTTTGCTTGCTAAATTATTAACTCCGCGAGCCCCAAGACCCTGGTAAGTTGTATCAATTTTTGTATAAAGATTCTTACCTGTGCTGCGGTCGTTATCCGTAATAAGGGTCGGCAAAGTGTATCGACTACACTCAATAGCACGATCCAAATAAACAGTTTTTTCTGGCTCAAGAAACGAATAGCGAGCCGCAGCTTTGTTTTTAGACATTCAGACCACCGACTCCAGATTGTGTAGTTTGCGACGGGCCACCCAAAGCAAGTGCAGATTGTGCTTCAACTGCGGTACGCAAAGCACCTGGGCTACCAACACGCTTGCGTTGTTTTTGAGAAACTTTTGCAGCTCGTGATTGCCGTTGAATAGAAGCTGCAAGTTGTTGTTGTTGCAAAGCTCTAGCAGATGCAGACTTTTGTTGAGCAATTTGTTGCAACGTTGCTTGACGTTGTTTCTCAGCCTCTGCTGTTGCCAATGCTGTACGCCTGCGGCTTTCACCAATTTGCGTTTGAAACTGACGTTCTTGTTGAGCTGACTGCGCTTGCAATTGCTGGATTTCAAGCATTGTTCGACGACGCTGCTGGTTTGCAGCTTTACGTGCTTGATCTGCTTGCTTCTGTGCAGCCCTTTGAGTTTGGTATCCAGAATATGCGGTAGCACCTGCAATAGCTGCAGAACCTAGACCAATAAGTAGAGGAAGAACCATGAGACTAAATTAGTTGTACTTAGTTTCTTCTTGAATTTTGTACTGATCTTTTAGGTGCCGTACAACAGAAACTTGTCCAGAAGAAAACCAAATTTGTTTCTCTTCCATACTAAGGTCAGGACACTGATCAAGATACATTTCTTCCAGATATTTGATAATATCAGGGTCAATGTAAGGTGTCATATATTCAAAGAAGTTGGAGAAACAGCTCCTGGTGCCGTACCACTATAGCCGCCAAGTGCTCCTCCTGCCGTAACTGGAGTTCGACTTATACCCGGTTGACCAGCAAGAGAACCTGTTTCTACTTCTGCTTCAGCAAGTTCCAATTGTTGTTGACGTAGTGCAGCAATACCTTCCTGTTGCTGTTTTTGAATCCTTTCTGTAGTAATTTGTGCTGTGGTTTTCTTGCGTTGAACCAAAGCTTTTGCTGCTTCAATTCTTGCTTGCTCTTGCGCTTCTGCTTGTGCTCGTTCTGCTGCTGCTCTAGCTTGCGCTTCTCTAGCTGCTTGAGCTGATGCTTGTCGTTGTTGTTCTTCTAATCTTCGTTGTGCAATTATTCGATTATTTTCTGCAATGTTTCTTTCTACGGCAGCAGCAAACGCAGCTCGTCTTGCCCGACGCTGTGCCCCTTTGTTGCCGCAACTACCAAAAACATCACACCAACGAACAGATAATTCAACACCAGAAAATTCCCAGCCAAAGGGATCGCTCCAAATGGCTGGGTCAACAGATTTACTTTCTGAACTATTAAACATAATTACGCATAACTAGGTAAATCCATGTTACTTGTTTCAAAGAAAGCAGGAACACGGGCTCGCTTAGTTTCAAGCAAACCTTCGGCTTTACCGGCATACATCAAGCTATCGCTCTGATCAAGCCAGAACTGCTTGTCTAGGTATTTGTCTTCTGAGCGGCCAAGAGGCTGCATTACCCAAGCGATTGTAGCCTTTCGTAGGCGATCAAGGCTAGGAGAGACAGTGAGACCAAGCTCACGACACACCAAGGAGTTGACACTGACGTGGATAGTTTCATCACGACTAATATCGGCTGAGATTACTCTCAGTCCGCTGTCTCCACAGAAGCGAAAGAACGGGAGGAGAACGAAGAATAAAGCTCTCTCAGCCACCATTGCTTTGAGTACGGTGTGGTCTGGATGATCGACCCAAGCTTCTTTAAGGCGTTGTGCTTCCGCTTCTGCTGCTGGATCAATACCGTGTGCTCGTGCTGCGTATCCAAGTGCGACATCGTGTTTTTCCTCATCAATAATGTTTGAAAGAAGAACCTCTCGTGCTGCTTCAGGAATCTCAGTCTTAAGTGCCTCGTTAATAAAATCACCAACAGGCAGCTCAAGAGCACGTAGAGCCAAAGCCCGACGAATAGTTTCTTCAGAACCCTCTTTTAGTTTACCTGCAGTTGGTTGAACTGGAGTCCATGTACGTTTCTTTTGCAGTAGTTTTTGATACGGAGTCATCATTCGGCACAGTCGCATTGAACGGGGTCAGATCCCTCTAGGATTCCAGCAAGATAATCATCAACATCAACGTCTTTAATTGCTGCGTAGATGTCTGATTTGTCTTGTGTATCCGGCATCACTTGAAGGCTGTAATACAAACTCTTCAAGGGGGAGTTAATCCATCGTGCCATAAAACTACGATCCATTGTTGTCATATCCGACCACCAATTCATTGAAATAGCGTGAGCCATTCCAGTGCTGTCCATCATTCTTTGCCATTCACAATTAAGTGTGAAGAAAGTATCCCAACCTACTTCTTCTGCAATCTCACACTTGGGATTAAATTCATAACTTTGAACACCCAAAGTTGAGCTGTCGCGATCAACAGAACGACTAACAGGAGGAGCGATTTCTGGAGTTGTAGTGTAACCCTCACGGTCCTGGTAGCGGTACGCACAAGAGGCTGTAGGAGCCACAGTAAAGGCGCGAGACATACCATGCTCTTGAGCTACCTTTGCGGCCCGTTGAAAGCCTTCCTGAAGGGCTTCAGAAATTGCGCCTGGTTTTGTTACGCCGTTATACACACCGAGGTTGGTGTATTGCAAAGCTTGAACAAAGTCTTTGTACTTAACGTTTTCAATGGCGAGCAAGTTTGCAAGACCAAGAACACCAAGACCAACTTGCTTGTCTTTGTGAACGTAAATACCTGAGTCTTCAACCTCAGTTTGTTTATACAGTTCACACAAAAACCGCATACCATCTTCAAAAGCTTGAGGAATGTCTTCAACCTTGCAAATACCGAGGTTGATGTGATTCAACAAACAAGTGTCGCGGCTTTTGAGAAGAATCTCTTGGCAAACGTTGGAATAAATCCGTTCGCCGTTTTTGTCGTATTGCTTTTTAACAATCCAAACATCACCACGACGAGCAGCATCCATGATTGCAGCTAGCTTGTCAGGTTCGTTGACAATTTCAGGCTCAACGTTTACACAACGCTTCAACCAAGGAATACGTGCGCGATCGTAATTTAGAAACTCAAGCAGATCTTTATGGTCCGCGTCGAGATGACACACCACAGCACCATTACGGTACTGTCCGCCTCTACGAAGAATTTCGTTGAACTTGGAAAAGATTTCCATAAAACCGCAAGGACCAGAAGCAATCATGCCGTGCTTGTTTTCGGTTCCTTTGGCGCGAAGTTGTGAT